ATCTAAGTAAGGATTTGAATTTAACCCAGGAAAAAATTGTTCAGGCAATGGGACGTATCGGGCGAAATAATATTCAACAAAATTATACAATTCGTTTCCGTGATGATGAACAGATTTTGAAGATCTTTACTTCAGATACAGAGAAACCTGAAATTATCAATATGAATCGATTATTTAATAGCAAACAAGAAGAAGTCGTCTCAGTTCAAGTATAAATAAATAACGAATAAAAATAAAAAAATTAAATATATTTTATTCCGATAATACTTGTAATTTGCTTCCCAGAAGTTTGTAATAAAAGCCTTGGTACGCAATATTTTTTTCCAAGGCTTTTGCTAATGTTTTATCGCTGATAGAGAGACCTTTGATACAATCATATTTACATGCAAATTCACGTACAAGATGATTTTCTAGATTATATTGTCCAACTCCATCTTTATATAATAGAGGTTTTCCATACTTATTTTCAAAATCATTGCATAAATCTTCACCACAATCCTGATATAAATGATAATAAAACCCTTTGGAAATTGTGAAATTTTTTACTGGATTATCAAGGGCAGCAGAAGATTCGTATCCATTGTTTAAAGCAGCGGTCTTACGGTCTAAATAAACGTTGATAATTTCTGTTTTCTCTTGATTGAGTTTAGCAATATAACCAAGATTTTGGACTTTGGTTTGTTTCGTAGGAGAGATATCGCCATGAAGAATCGAGGGATCTAGATCGCGTTCTACCAATAACCAACGAAAACCATGATAAATCGTATTTTCCGCGACGGCTTTATTCAGCGTTGGTCGTTTGATTGCGTTATTTTCTTTCATGACTTCAGATACGCTTTCATAAACTTGAATGAGTTGAAGAGTTTCAGGATGTATTTTTTGTAGTCTAGGACCAAGAGTAACTAGAGGTTCTTGGAAACCAGTATTGGTTTTGATTTGCGATGTATTGATTTTATTTATGAATTCTTGATTTGTTTTTTCTAAATGATCTATTTTACTAGACAATTGTTTTACGGATTGAATCAATTCTAGAATCAATGGATTCTCATTATTCGTTTGTTTCATTTCAATCATGAGTTTCAATTGTTCAATTTCAAGTTCCAAATGATTGGTTTCAACTTGATTGAAATATTTGTGATTGTTTTGAATGATATTCAATAGTGTTTGATAAGAGAGATTCTTTCCAATTAAAAATAATTCTAATTCTGTTTCGTGACCAGGTAAATCGCGAACCCTGTTTCCTCGAATTTGTTCGTGATTGTGTAAAAAAGATTCGAAATCTTTACTTCGTTGAAGAGAGAAACAATCCAATAATAAACATTCTGCATATTTAGATTTATGTTCATTGTATCGATTAAGAATTCCTTTTCTGCTCTCTCCTATTTTAATAATGTATTGACCATTTTCAAAGGTTTTTACTTTGATGATATAAACAATGGCTCCAATGGTTGCATATTCTTTCAATAATATTTTCTGTCTTTCTATTATTTTTTGTTGCAGTAATTTTTCTTCATATTCTTTATTTTTTATATCTTCTAATTGTTGCATTTCATTTTTTTGTTGTTCTAATTGTAATTTTAATTCATTACTTTCTTCTAGTAAAACTTCTTGTAATATTCCTTCTAATTTTATAAAATAATCATGAATTTCATCCGCTTTTTTGGTTCCTGCTTTTAAACAAAATTTTTTAAAAGTATTAATATTTAACATAATAATTTCTTTATTATGACCTCCTTTGATATGTATTGTTTGCTTTTGTTGTAACAAAAGCGATTTTTTGTAGTCAATATCTATTATAAATTGTTTTTCTAATAAAATTTTTGCATTTACTTTTTGACTAAATCCTAACCATTTCCAAATATCATCTAAGTCAATCACAAAATCATTCTTATAATTATAATTCAAAAAACAGTAAAAACTGGAAACAAATAATTGTTGTTCATAATTACTAAATGTATTTTTCACCTTTTCAATCAATTTAGACTGGTAATTACCATTCAGTTTGGTAATGGGATTATTTTCAATAAGATTTACAATATCTACGCTCATTTATAATACTTATTATATTATGTCTTTATATTGTTTTTTGCTTTAATAATCAAAAAACAATACACACAAGGATGTGCATATTATGCACTACCTTTGAAAGAAATAAAATATTGGTTTGATCGCATTTTGTATTTCTTACTTATAAAGCTTCTTGAGTTATATTTTTTTCATATTTTTCTTTTATTTTTTCATTGAATTTTTCTAATTGTTCTTCTAAGTCATATTCTTCAGGTAAAATCATTTTAAGATTTAATCTATTATCATCAAGACGTTTATCAAATACTAAATGTGGTTTATTTCGCATAACGATGAGTGATATATATTTTGGTAAAATAATTTCTTTTTTTTCTGGATAGATATCTTTTTCCAAGTCATCAACAATTTTATTGGCTTGGTCTAATTTTGTTTGAATAGAAACCTTATTTGATTTGGTTCCTATCCATATTTTATCTAATTTGGGATGTTTTTCTACTTTGAAAAATTCTCGTTCTTTTGTTTTTTCTTTATTCAAATATTCGTGATAATAAACAACATATTTTTTCATCATCTCTTGTTTTATTCCTTCTGGTAAATCCTTAGCACTATGTTTTCTTTCTCTCTTTGTTCCAGATTTAATTCCTTTTGAATTTTGTTCTTGTTGTTCTCTAGTAGCAATTCGTAAATTTTCCCAGGTATTATTTAAAGGATCTTGATCGATATGATCAACACTAATATTTTTAGTTCCTTTACCATTACCATAACAACCTGTAATGATTTGATGAATGCTATATAATTTGTTATCTATGTGAGTATGAGTTTGAATATACCCGTTTCCACATTTGTACCATGTAAGAGTTCTACTAATTTTTTTTTCATAATCCATTATTTTTTGATAACTAATAGGACATAATTTACAAAGAGTATTTTTTTCACAATACATTAATAAATATTCTTTTTTATTTTCTTGAATTTTCCAAATAGGATTTTTCATCACATTAGCATCTTGACCTGTAGTTAAATAGTGACCTTTTACATATTCAATCACTTCATATTTTTCAGTAATATTCTTATGATAATGGTGATAAATTTCTACATTATTTCTTCTCAAATCATAAGGATTATCATTTTTAAATGTATAATAAACTGATTCTTGATTGTAATTGAATATAAAATCTAAATAATCGAATCTTTTATAATTATAAGAATATGAAGGATATACATCCTTTTCACTAGCAAAAATAAAATTTTTATCAAAGTTAATGATTTTATCTTTATCTTTTAAATCTAGAAGATAAATTCTATTATTAAAATGAATTTTTCCACAAAGTAAGTTTTCATCTGTGAAATAAATTGGTTTGTTTGCATTTTTGCAGATCGATGAAGATAAATCGTAATTATCCATATTATATAGTTTATAATATAGATTTATTTAAGTAGTTTTATAATAAAATAATATATAAGTAAATTTGATAATATAACCCAATCCGCTCAATTACTATATGCTAACCCTCCCATACCACTCATAATTCTTAGCACATTGTAGTTGGTAGCATAGACACGGACCTTGGCGGTTTTTGTTCCCTCAACAGTAGCATTTGAGAGCACAAGCTGTAAGGTTGCGTTATCAATTCTTGAGAAATTGCACGTGCCGCTTGGTTGATGTTCTTCTGGGCGAAGAGCAAATGAGTATACGTTAATACCCTCATCTGGGTTTCTTGTGTGAGCTTGGTATGGTTGGACCCATGAGAAGTAGGATCCTTCACGTTCAGAGAAACGATCTTGTCCGTTAAGTTGTAATTTAGCAGTGACGACTGGATTTTGGCCCCAGCAATGCATGTCTAAAGAGGTTTCACTTAGAACGAAAGTACCAGCATCAGAAACACTTGATTCAGCATTGTGAGGAGTGTTTCCGTTTTCTAAGTATTGAAGATCTGCTGGTGAAACTCCAGTAGTATTTAATTGAACTTGAGGACCTCCGAAGTTTGGCTCATTGTAAGGATCGTTAGGACCGTTCCAGTATCCAGTGAAGTTTTCTGGGATATAGGCATCCATAGCACCTGCATCTTGGAATAATCCACGGGCATCAATGAATGCACGACTATCAGCAGCAACAGCTTGAGGTCCACCAAAAGCATGGATAGCGTTTGGAAGAGCATCAATAGCATCAGTATAGTTGAATGGTTGTGCACCAAGGACTTTGAATAAAAGAGCATCACATACAAGGGATGAACAGTAATCAACGTTTTGATCAGGTTGAACAACCCAGATAAGTTCTTTTACAGGGTGGTTGAAGTTCAACTTGATTTTGTTGGAAGATGAACCAACAGATTCATCACCAGTGAATTGAAGTTGTGTGATTAAGTATTCATGAGGATTTTGGGCCATTCTACGACGTTCATCAGTATCTAAGAAGACGTAGTCAACATAAAGGGATGCAGCGACTAAAGATTGGTTGTATGCGATAGTGGCTGGGACTGGACGACCAACTGGGAATTGACCAGCGGCACCAGAGTATGGTTGGGT